TGGAGCCAGACTAGTTGAAACTTCTTGGAAAAACATAAACGAAATTCATTTAACCAAAGTATATGACCATTACGCTTGCGATACCTTCATAGATTTGCTATACATAGAACATAACTATGTAAGGACTTACAGTGAAATGTTTCCGGACCATACATATGAGATTTGGAAGAAAAAATGAAGCAATATCACGATTTACTTGAAGATATACTAAATAATGGCGAAGTCAAGGACGATAGAACCGGAGTTGGAACTATCAGCGTCTTTGGCCGTCAACTTAGATTTAATCTATCAGAGGGTTTCCCCGCTGTAACAACTAAGAAGTTAGCGTGGAAATCAGTAGTTAGTGAACTATTGTGGTTTATAGAAGGGAGCGGAGATGAGAGAAGACTTGCAGAAATTTTATACGGATCCAGAGATTCTGAACGTAGCACGATATGGACAGGAAACGCTCAAGCAGCTTATTGGACGCCAAAAGCGAGATATGACGGGGATTTGGGACGAGTATACGGTGTACAGTGGAGAGACTGGCGAGGAGTTGACCAACTCTCAAATCTAATTGAGGGCATCAAGAATGACCCTAACGGTCGTAGACATATTCTTACTGCTTGGAATGTAGACGAACTTGATCAGATGGCATTGCCGCCCTGCCACGTTCTCGCACAGTTTTATGTAAGCAACGGCAAACTAAGCTGCCACATGTATCAGCGCAGTGTCGATGTATTCCTTGGCCTCCCCTTCAACATCGCTAGCTATGCGTTGCTTACTCATATGATTGCACAAGTTTGTGACCTTAAGGTAGGTGAACTTGTCATTTCAACCGGCGACACTCATATCTATAGCAATCATATTGAACAAGTTAAAGAGCAGTTGAGCAGAGAAGAATACCCATTACCTGCACTTTTTCTCAATCCTGAAATAAAAAGCATTGACAAATTCTCAATGGATGATATATTGTTATTTGACTATCAGAGTCATGGAACTATTAAGGCTGATATGGCAGTATGAAAACAATCGTTGCTCACCGCTTCTCCGTCGGAGATGTTGAAGATCCTGATATCTATGCTGCTGAACCTCTTTGGGAATGGCAGAATAGTGAAGCAGGCAAGTGGGCAATGGAGAACTGCGCCGAGACTCCTAGTTGGCATCGTGATATAGATGCAGCTAGATTTGGCTATAGTTACCAAGTAAGAATTGCATTAACTCCTGAACAACTCGTATATTGGAAGCTGAAATATGACTAATAAAGAACAACGGCGTTTTCAAATTATCAATGACATGTGCCTAACCTTTAGGCATGATTATGGAATCACAATTAGTGAAGATGATCGTATGTACACGCTTAATTCAGGAATGACCGAACTGGAACGACAGGGGCTATTCAGCACTATGTCACAAGTTTTTGATCATCACTTTGCTACTTCATTAGAAGAATATCGTAAAGTCAATGAAGGTGAAGCAATCACTATCCCCAAAAGCGCAGAACATGCAAAGGCCATCATGGGAGTGGCTCAATGGTACTTAGACAATCTAGGTTGATGTAGAAGAAGGATTCCTAAGGTACTATGAGTATCTTTGCAGTTCTTAATTTTGAAAGGATAAAATTAAATGAGTGATTTAGAAACTGCTTTAAAAACGCATGATTGGACTTTGGCTGGATACAAATCCAGAGTTAACGTAGACAAGTTGATGAAAGAAAATCCTGAACAATCGTCAGCGTTATGGGAACAATATTGTCCGTGGTCTGATACTAACGGCGGATTACTTGAATGGTGGGCAAAAAATGATAATTCCGCATTTCGGCCTAGCAAGACAGTATAATAACCTTCAAGATGAGTTGCTAGACGCAACCCATGATGCCTTAAAGGAAGGGGTGCTGATCAATGGCCCCTACACTGCCGCATTAGAATCATGGCTATGTAATTACACAGGCTGTAAGTTTGCTACAGTCACTCACAGTGGAACTCATGCATTAGAATTTATCGCAGGCTATCATTACGATTTGTCATTTTTAGCAGGGGAAGAAGAACCGCCGCGCATTCGCATTCCAAACTTAACTTTTCCTGCTACGTTAAATGCGTTTGTCAGTACGGGATGGGACGTTGAATTAGTTGATACGGACAGTAACGGATTGTTTAAGTTTGATGATGACTATGAAGATGGTTTTAACAGTTATACCTGTTTTGTAGGATTGTATGGTGCTAGTCCAAATCGTAACTTTTACTCTAATACAATCGTAGATGGTGCGCAACACTGGCTATCAGTAAATCACCATCAAATCGGTGATGCTATGGCTATCAGTTTTGACCCTACTAAGAACTTACCGAGCAGCGGTAATGGCGGCGCTATCGTAACAAACGACCAATCGCTATATGATTGGGTAAATGTTATGAAGAACAATGGCAAGTTTGAACATTACTATCCTGGTACTAACAGTAAGATGAGTGAATTAGAATGCGCCCATTTGTTGGTTAGGTCCAAATATATTGATAGATGGCAAAATCGCAGAGAAAAAATACGAAATTACTACTTGGATAGATTTGAGGATTTGCCTTTTAGATGTCTCAGTGAACCTTTTGATAAACATGCCGATCAAAAGTTTGTTATCTACACCCAAACTCGAAATGAGCTACATGAGTATTTACACGGTAACAAAATTGAATCTAGGATTCATTATCCTCAGGCATTAAGTGAGTTACCTATTGCCAAAGATATTATCAAAAAGCCAGACATGATAAGCACCAGCATAGCATTGTCTCGCGGGGTGTTGAGTCTTCCTATCTATCCCGAACTTTCGGATAGTGAAGTAGAGGCGGTTGCAGACACGGTTTGCAAGTTTTTTGATAAATAATACGTTATGAACATTTACTGGATACTCACACTTCTCCCCGTATGGATCATTCACACAGTATTAGGTGCTGGTGTATTAGGTCTATTGATTGCATTCTTTGTGCAACGCATTCCATTCGTCAAAACATATGGATATATGATTAAGATTGTGTCTTCAATCTTGTTAGTGTTGGGCCTATTCTTGCAAGGTGCATTAGCGTATAAAGAAAGCACTGCACTCGCAGTAGCAGAGCTTGAAGCTAAGTTAGCTAAAGCGGAAGCAAAATCACAGAAAACCAATGTAGAAATTGTAGAGAAGATTGTCACCGATACGCAAGTGATTCGCACCAAAGGCAAAACCATTACCGAATATGTTGACCGCGAAGTCATCAAGTATGAAAACAAATGTCCACTTCCTTCTGAGGTAATCCGCGCACACAATGCTGCTGCTACAATGGATCCTAGCAAGCTTGAAGGAGACAAGAAGTGAACAAATTAATGCTTCTCCCGCTTGTATTACTATCAGGTTGCAGTATTACAGCAGTTCCAGTAACACCTAATTTTCCAGAGGCTCCGGCAACATTACAAGAAAAATGTGCTGATTTAAAAGAAGTTGCTGAAGGTGCTTCACTCACAGAATTCACTAAAATAGTAGTAGAAAACTATATTCTATATCACGAATGCAAAGTCAAAGTTGAAGGCTGGAACGAGTGGTATACTAAGCAAAAAGCTATTTTTGAAGAAGCTACCAAAAAGTAATCTTGAGTCTAGTATGATAAATACTAGATAACAACGGAAGATTACTATGTCCACCCAAGAAATTATTAATATTGGTACACTACCTAACGATGGCGAAGGCGATCCGTTAAGAGTAGCGTTTGGTAAGATCAATAATAACTTTGCTAACCTTTTCCCTACTGCAATTAACACTAGTAGTTCCTATTCAGTTGGAGACGCTCCTGGACAATTGATATTTGAAACTGATGCTAATACATTTACCCTAGGTCAATTTTATGTGTATGCGGCTGACCCTACTGGTAATAATAGCCAAAGTATGCAATTAAACGCACAAATTAATCAAGATTTAGATGATGCAAAGTTTAGTGCAGTAGGTACCTCAGTATTTGGAAATGCATTGACTACTTACAGTATGCAGGTAGTGGGAGGTAATGTACAATTACTTGCAGACCCAATTCAAGATACGACTATCTTTCACTTCATAGGTTCTCAGATTATTTGGACAGGTGCTAATGTTGCCGGCTTACTGCTGGGAATAGATGGTTATGTAGATTCAGTAATTTCTACTGAAAATGCCTTGAATGTTGAAACTGAACAGTCATTCTAATGAGAGCATATGAGTTCATAACAGAATCGGTTACTGATGGGTTAAGTGTTGCATCCTACGCACTACCGAATACCTATGTCATTCCTGAATTGAAAAATAATGACTTCTATGAATTGTATAGATTCGGCGTAGCAATTGCAGATGTTCGTGGAACAAGCGGCCCCGATGACGGTGTTCAAAATGAGTTCAAACACGATTTTAAAGCGGAAACTGCATGGGGTGAGAATCAGGTAGTATCTTCTGAATTTGATGCTGACATTGGACAACTCATTGACCAGGCATTAGCAAAAGTAGGTAAGAGTGGCAAAAAATCAGTAAGTACGCCAGGCAGCGATGAGATACCAAATACTGGTACGCAGTCTACTCTTAAGCCTTTTAAAGGGTATAAACGATGAGAGCGCATGAGTTTATTACCGAAGGTAATAAGGGAAAAGTATCTGACCGCCAACAGCAATCCACTGTTGGGTTAAATATTTTTGCAACAACTCAATACGATAGAACATATGACTTGAATAGAGTTATGATGGCAGTCGCCTCAACTGACGGTGTAACTGTCCCTGATTTAAATAGGGAAAGCTGGGTAGGTAAGAACAACACCGCTCACCCTTATACTCAAGTAGAGCAAGATATGTTAAAAATAGCATATAAAGCAGCAGGAATCCCCTTTAAAGATTTGAACAAGGGTGATTTGGATAGTGAAGAACTAGCTTCTACGCAAGACCAAAGCCCCATCAAGCCCTTTAAGGGGTATAAGAAATGAGAGCTAGCGAATTCGTAAACGAGAGTAAAGGTAATGTCCCTAAAAGACACAATGCTGCTCAGCCCGGAGCCTATAAATTTAGGGATAATGGTACAGACAGAACCTATCACTTGAATCAAATCATGAAAGCAGTGGCTATGGCAGACGGATCATCTACTAAAGCATTGAAGATGGATGATGAAAGTTTTGCTGGCAAAAACAACCTAGCTTATCCATACACTGATGTAGAACATACCATGATGCAACAGGCATTCAATACTGTATCTCCTACACAAGCAAAGCAAATGATTAAGGGTAGAGACAGTAGCGAATTAGATAGCGTCAACAAAACTAGTCCGGTTGCTACTAGACCAAAAGATCACAGAAAAAAATAATTGATTCACGATTACTGCATAAGTAATTTTATGCAAAACTTAATCGACATCAATCAAACCCTCGACCTCATCAAGCTCAAGTTCTATAACGAATGGCTTTACACCGCTCATATCCATGAAGAAGGTGACAGCCAAATGCATAGCTCACTTACTACGCAAATCGTTAAAACTTACATTGACCCAATGGAACTCCCCAAAGACGCACACATTCTCGATCTAGGATGTGGTCCGGGATACTTTTTAGATGAAATGAAGGAACGAGGCTACACTAACGTAACAGGTGTAACCTTATCACCCGGCGACCAAAAGACATGTACTGACAAGGGTCATACTATTAAGGGATATGACTTAACTTTTCTCCCACAGAAGGAAGGTTATTATGATGAATCGGTAGACTTCATCTTTCTGCGTCACGCACTCGAACATAGCCCATATCCTATCTTCTCGTTGATGGAATACAATCGTGTTCTCAAGCAGGGTAGTAAGATTTATATCGAAGTTCCTGCCCCAGATTGTGATAGAAAGCACGAGTACAATTTAAATCACTACAGTATTCTTGGGCATACTCAGTTAGCTGCGTTACTAACTCGTTGTGGATTTAACATCGATAGCTTCAATAACTTTGAATTTGATTTAAATATTCCCAACCCCGAAGACCCTGAAAATCCTGTCAAAGCTAAAGAAAAATACTATTGCATTGTTGCTACTAAAGCCCGCCCGTTAGATATCAAGTAAAAATACTCCCGCAGTGGGAGTATTTTTATAAATATAATTATGGCAAATACACCCACTCTTATCAAGGATCCGTATAAGAAAACAGTCTTCAAGAGCCAACAGGAACTTGATGATTTTATGAAGTGCTGCGATCCAAATACAGGTTATCTATATTTTATGGATAACTTCTTCATAATTCAGCACCCTACCAAAGGTAGCATGAACTATCACCCTTGGGAATTCCAAGAACGATTAATTGACACATACCATCGCTATCGTTTCTCTATCTCACTGATGCCTAGACAGAGTGGTAAGTCAACATCAGCAGCAGGTTATTTGCTTTGGTATGCAATGTTTGTACCTGATTCTACTATTCTAATTGCAGCACACAAGTACACCGGTGCACAAGAAATTATGCAACGTATACGATATGCGTATGAAAATTGTCCAGATCATATAAAAGCAGGCGTAACTACTTACAATAAGGGTTCGCTAGACTTTGAGAACGGATCACGCATCGTGTCTGCTACTACGACTGAAAACACAGGTCGTGGTATGTCTATCACACTTCTATATCTTGACGAATTTGCCTTCGTTCGCCCCTCAATCGCACAAGAGTTTTGGACTTCTATTACGCCTACTCTATCAACTGGTGGTAAGGCAATCATCACTTCTACCCCAAACTCAGATGAAGATCAATTCGCTCTTATTTGGAAGATGGCTAACAAGACAGAAGACGATTTTGGTAACACTACTGAGTTAGGTGTTAACGGCTTTAGAGCATTCAGAGCGTATTGGACTGAACAGCCCGGTCGTGATCAGAAATGGGCTGATGAAATGAAAGCCCAGCTCGGCGATGACAGATTCAATCGTGAAATCGGT